GGGGGGTTTTGTTTGGGTGGTAGGCTTTCGTCTTCTAACCACTCTATTGTCTTTATTCGTTTTGTTTGTCATTTGTATGGGATGCCACATGACTATGGGACTGTACATTCCCCTCAACCTTAGCCTATCCGTGCAGTCTCTCGGCATTTTGTTTAGCACGGAATTATTGAGGCAAGCCACCGTTTTGGATAGTTAAGAGGGGAACCCCAGTGATTACGTCACTACTCGTCAGATTGGGACGAACCAATCACCAACGTACTCAATGTCAGTGTTGTTCGGCCCCCACGATAGATCAACTTGGGCGTATTCATTCTCGATTGCAATCTGCATGTCTGGCGTGATGCCAAACGCAAGGAAGAATGATGCGCGCGATTCGTCGGTGATAGGCAATACTTTTGGGGAAAGATTGCCAGCCAACATCCAAAACCCACTTTCTTCATGGGTTGTGGATATCCGACCGTTCGCGCTGCGTTTGAGTGCTGAGTATACTGCTTGCCACACCGGGACACCCCCAGTTAAGGATAGACCGCCTTCGGCGACCGATCCAATCCACTCCTCATATAGCCTCCTAGTGTTCAAGGGATCAATGCACATGGAATCTTTATGGAGGGCAACCCTGGGATGTCTAACCATCAGTATTCCTCTGATGGTATCGACGGGGTGTGTTTGACAGAACTCAATGTCTTCAAAAACAAAAACGGGTTTTTCAACTTTCATGGTATACCCTATATCAAGGTACCACTCTTTCAAATTGAGGGAGAATTGTTGCAGATGCTTCTTCTCTATGATAATGACAATATCGTCGCCATTATTTATCAAAGCATAACTGGATGTACTGAAGCCCAAAGATGACATGCGCGCATAGACTTGGAGACATGCGATTAAGCAGTTTCCAAGTCCAGTATTCATGTCACCAGAGCAACGTCCACCTTGCTTCTTAAAGCTAATTGAGCCATCCCGAGTGTATCCATTTACTCGGTAGGACCGTTGCCATGAAAGAAGTTTAGCCAATTCCTGTCTGTCTTGTCCATTGAAGCAGGACAAGTAAACCGAATGTTCTTGTTCGAGGGTCCACTCGTGGGTGTGTTGATCAAACCGTGACGCGTCTAATCCGATTGCAGCTGGGTGGGCAAATCTAGACCATTTGGTGTGCATTAGTGCACCTTGTTCAAGTGAGTTCATCCCCTTAAACACTACTTTTTCACCAAATAATTTGCCAATTGCATGCAATAGACGCTCTTCGATAGGTTTAAGGTACCTACCAACCTCCACATTGTACCGAGGTGATCTAGGGGAGACCACCCGAGGTACACAGTCAGGCTTCAAAGAAGTGTTCCACTTTTCCTTCTTTGTAAACGCTCTCACATCAGAATCTTTCCTTTCAACTGGTAAGGTTTCCAGGGAAGTTGCGGCTTGAGCATACACAACCCTCTTGCGACCCCTGTACATGTCAACGAATTCGTTCGCTGAGACAGGGGTGGTCGTGAAGAGTTGTTTGCGCAGTGCTAACATAGCGGGTGCATATGTTTTCTGAATGTGAGACCTGGAAATTGGCATGGGTGGTGGGACAAAAGCGCCGTTTTGTTTGACGAACAAAACGCGCTCCTTCACGCCTTTTTCCAAGTTAACTAGTGATGGGTTGTGTGTCGACATCGTCTCATTGTAAGTCATTCCAGACACACGATAGAATGATACAATTTTTGCAGGGACACCCTCGTTCTTACGTACTCTCAGGCTGGGATGATTGGGTGCACTACTGCGTGCGGAATCCATCCCAAGTACTTGAACAGGGCCCCTTCATTGGTGCCCCTGCGAGGGGACCCCGGCAATCCACATACAAAGGGATGTGAGAATGCTGGGGTTTTGTGCGTTAAATAACGCAGCGCGACGGGTCTGTGCAATGTTTGAGTTGTCAAACTTTGCAGCTTCAATATCATCCAATACGGGAATGAAATAGGCAACAACACAATACTCAATGTGTTTTGCGATATGCGTTGGGCGCATACCATGATCATTCATTAGACGTAGAAGAAAACCACGCACTACTAACCGATTTGCTTTCGTATCGGTGAGTCTTCCGAATTTCGCGCGTGCACTGACAACAGCTGCACTAAGGAAGTTACGGGCATGCACAATTTTGCAGATTGGGCACTGCATTGTGCGTTTTGGAGAACCTGCGAAATGGCGACACAAGTGCGTCGGACCACCTGAGTGGGTTACCATGGAGGGTGTATTTGGCCGGGGCGAGTAAGATGATGGGGGGGGGAGTTGGCCAGTATGAGGGTTGAGATCTTCGAGAGACACATCTAATTGATCGATATGTTCGACGGTCTGTACATGGAGTGTTTCATTTTGAAATTGAGTAGGGTAAAACCAGCTCAAAATAATCATTAACAACCACGCCCAAAAACCCATGACTCTAGGAACACTAACCAGGCCGAGTCGGGACCGGGTAATGGGTGTCGCATATTGTTGCGACATCGTTTTAAATAGTGATCTGGAAGTCAAACGATAAGTTTCCAGATACAACACAACCTAATAGATTGCAATAAGCCAATAAGAAATTTGGGGGGTCTCTCGTGGGTATTTTGTATCAATTATTTGTGTTTGGTGTTTGCTGTTAGCTCAGAATTTACTGTTGATTCAGGTTCTTGGTGGCGATGCAAGGTTGACACTGTCAACCTTACAAAGCCGGGGGGGGTCTGCCAAGTGTGTGCTCACACATTCACGTAGGGACGTTAGACCAAAGAAGTTGGTTATCAAGAAGAGAA